AGCCTTGTCTAAACCCTATATCAGCGTTATCAACCCAAACATAGATTGTCCCCTTCATAAGCGTTCTATGATGCTCATACATACGCTTCCATCCAATTAGCGTTTCGACAATCTCTTCCATTAGTTGCGGTTCTGTCTTTGGCGCTTGTTGTCCTTCGCCAGTATAGAAGAACTCGTTAATAGAGATTAGTTTAGAATAATCAGATGTTAATCCTACAAGTTGCATAGTTGTAGCGCTCCGAATCTGCACACCTTCGCCACGCTTGACTCGCCCCTGACCATCGCTTAATCCCGTATCGATTCCTATCGCGTAATCTATATAACTGTAATTATTGGCTTGCCCCCTGGAGATGATAAGTTTCTCAGAGTATTCAGGGTAGCAGGCACCCTTTGCGTTTCCCCACATACCAAGTCCTTCAACCATGTATATTTCAGGCGCACGCTTTGACAACTCGTGCATAGCAATATCGTAAACGCTCTTATCTCTAAACTCGTTAATCTTGTAGTTATTAATCATAAGATACAAGCCCTTGCCATAGTCCCCAATGTAGTTCTCGTCAATGTATTCAAGGTATGGCGAGTGATTTAGCGCTTCATAATCATCTTCAAGTCGCCCCTTGAAAAACGCTTCATAAATCCAACAGTCGATGTTCCAAGGGTTAAACACCATTGTAATCTGGTAAGTAACGCCTTCGGGTGGAATACCATGGATTGAACCATCTAACTTACGGAAGTCATCATAGGTAACATGATTACTTGTCTTGTCGGCTTGTAGATTATCTTTAGCGGGTTGTTTAGCATCTTAAAGTAGGATTGTAGGTTCATATGATAAATCCACCTTACAACGTTTGCATAGGTGGATTGTCTATTGTTAGCGTCAATCTGTCTAACCACAAGGACATTGTTTGCAGGGTTTTCAAGAATGTCCATGATTATACGATACCCCATCATTACAACAGACTTCTTGCTATTACGACTGCCTTTGATAACTCGATAGCGCCCTTTAAAGTTCCAAGCGTTCTCGAATCCTGTCCCAGTCATCTTGTAAATATCAACTGTTGTTTCCATTGTTATCCTTCTTCGGAACATTGTTAATCACAACTACCGACTCGCTCTTAAGTTCATCTTGATAATCTCGTTGTCCTAAATACTGCTTTCCTAACCATATCGCCATTGAAGTGTTTGTTTCGGCAAGGCGGAACTGATTCCTGCGAAGACTAATTTTGCCATAACTGGAAAGGTTTTTATATGTGTCCGCAAAAGTGGTCTTATACGTCCTTTTGCACCAGCGCTCAACAGTGTCGGCTGAACAGTGAAACCAACTCGCAACTTCTACGAGCGTGCATTGAATACCACACAGTTTTTCGAACTGTTCTTTATCTATTTCTATGACTGGTCGTCCAGTCTTTTTACCGACTTTTTGTTCTTCCAAGGTTCTTACTTGCCTTTCAAGGGTTTCATAAAGAGTGGCGGATTAACACCACTCTCTATGCTTTCTATTAATTATTATACTCGAATTTTATAAAGTTTTCAGCAATAAACATAATATGTCCGCATTTTTCACAGATTACTTTGGCATAGACTTTAGGTTGAACCGCTGTTTGCTTTTGCTCAACTTCTGCTTGTTTAATATCTGCTTCGGAAACAGATGGTCCGTTCTTTTGCATATATTCTTTAAACTTGTCAGCCGTGCCTTGAGTTGTAGTTTGGGCGGGTTTATCATCTTCCCACTGGGCGACTGGGGTAGAAAAATCGAACACCTTAAGCCCTAAGTCCTCAAGGATTCCTTTATCCACATTTAAACTATCGACTTCAAATGTTAATCCTTCTGTAAGCCATTCAGTAAACTCTCCAACTTTGTTATCAGCGATTCTGTCTAACTTAATCGTTTCTTCATCTGCATATGTTATAACACAAGGTATTTCTTCCATTCCAAGTTTGATAGCAGCCTTGAAACGAGCATGTCCTTTAACGATAACACCCTTAGCATCTAATAAGATAGGAACGTTAAAACCAACTTGTGGAATTAGTTTGACTAATAGTTCTACGGTCTTTTCGTTATTTCTTGAGTTTCTAAAATATGGTTTAATCTCGTGGACTTTCTTCATCACAATTTCTTTTACTACATTCATGTTATTTATCTCCTTTTTCCATAATGTATATATCGAATGTTTTGTATTGCTTTTTCTCTAATAATTTGAATCCCAGTTTTTGATAGATTCTCCAAGATGTTTCTAAGCACCTTGCATCTATTATAACGTCTTGTGGTATAATGTTCATTATCATTGCTTCAAGTAACTGCCTCATATATCCACGGTTCCTATGTTCTGGGTAAGTGTAGTTAGAACACAATCTGACTCTATCTTTTCCCATCCATTTAAAACCTGCTATTGAAACCAACTTGTCTTCTATGTATAAACCGAAGTATGTTTCTTTCGGTGAGAACGACAGGTGTTGTGCTTTTACTTTAGGCAAATCTTCATAAAAGATTGGCTTAATCATTTGAAAGTTTTACTTTGTCTTTTAGTGCTTCTCTTAGGATTAACTCTACTTTTCATAATCATGTGTTGGACTAAACTTGGTTGATGTAAGATATAATTCATACCTTTACTGGCAAGATAATCTGCCACAAGTAAGTCGTTTCCAGTTGGGTTTTCTTTTCCCCTTTTAGTTTCTTTCCAAGTAGGATAGTATTCTAACACACCTTTGTTTAACCAAGCGGGTTGATAAACGCATTGGTGCATACAAAATGTTCTGCCTGCTAACATACTTGTTTTTTCAATCGAGTTCTTTAGCGTAAAGAAACTAATGAACATGGCTGGAGTCATATTAACTTGTTCCATCACTTTAGCAAGAAAGTTTTCGGTCAGAATAATATCATCTTCCATGTTAAGCGAGTCTTCATCTTTAGACATCTCGCAACTCTTTAAAAATGTTTCCATAGCGTTCCCTGCAAAACAGGTTTGATACTGACCTTCAATTTGTTTAAAGGTTTCGTGTAATACCATGTCAGGCATTTTTCTAACGATTATTTTCATCTTTGCTTTCCTTCTCATAATCTAATCTCGCCTTAACTTGGTTGTCGCTATAGACGGCTTTAGAGTATGTTCCGTTTTCATATAGTTTAGCATAACCCGTAATATATTTGTATCTTACGAGTTCTTCTGGTTCAAGACCTAAGTTGTTGCACACTTCTACATCTGATGCTCCGTTCATAAGCATTTCCATAACGATGTTGCTCATACCATTCATCGAGTGTTTGCCCCTTGCACGGTTGTGTCTGACTGTCGCAGCCATTAAATCGTTTAGGTCTTTGTTCTTAAGCACAACGACTGGTAACTTGCCTTCGCAACTGTCATAAATGTCTTTGTATCTACGCATGATTGTATAACGGTGGAATCCATCTACAATCACATAACGGTCTTTCTTCTCATCGTAGATTGCAACGACTGGTTGAGTATAACCATCTTGTTTAATAGAAACATAAAGTAGTTTCATTTCTTGTGTTGCCACACTATTAGGGTTGTAATTGTTAGCAAACACCTTTTCTACTGGAATCCATTGGACTTGACTAATCGGTTGGTCTTTAATCATTTTCTTTCTCCTTTAAATATTGTTTTAGCAACTCTATATTCTGTTCGTGTTTTACCACTCCCTTCGCCTTGTTTCTTAAGTTGGCACGAGCGTTGCCGTTAATCGTTCCATCAATATCGTTCACAAGAATCTCCTTAACATGAACCTTATACCAATCTTCTTCTTCTTGGTTTTTCCATCGGTTCTTAAATAGTTCAATGTATTCAGGCTTAATGATGTGTTGCAGTAAATAATCTCTGTATTCTTTCCAGTCCTTAAACATAAACGGCAGGTCTTTTACTTTAGTTCCGTCTTGGTCGAACAGGTGTTTAAACGTTCCAACGCCCTTGACTCGGTTTATAAATTTGTTATATGTATTAGGTTCAAACTCTTGCAGCATTTCAATCGAGTGCCACGATGTTTCGTGTATTAAGGCTGAGAGTCGCATATCTTTCCTTGGCACACCGTATTGATATTGAAGGTCATAAATCATATTATATTGCCATTTGTTTTTAGCAATCGCAGTCCAAATATCACTATCTTCCCAGTCGTAAATAGGAAAAAAGCGATAATAGTTTTTATGCTTCTTCGAACACCAGGTTATATCTTTATACTTACCTTTTTTCTGACCAGTCAATAAAGTTCTACGAGTTAAACTTTCACTCATTTTCAAACCCACAAGGATGGCAGCATTAGTTGTCGTAGGTTCAAATAAGTAAGAACCTAAATCTTGGATTAAAGGATGGAAGCGTTGTTCTTTGGTAGGATTGACTCTGATTGATATATCATCTTTTGGTCTAATCCAGTTGGCTTGGTCTTGTTCGCCCCAAACCGTAATAAAGTTAGAAGAGTGAGAAAGCGCGTTAGTAAAGTTAAATGGTATTTGATACCAGTATGCCTTAATCTCTGGTCTTCCAAAAACCGCCTTCATATATCGAACAGTGGCATCCCACTCCGCTTCTTGGTCTAACCAGAATACTTTAAGTGGTAGTTTGTTTTGTTCTTTTGCCACAATTAGCGCAAGTTCAAGAATAACGGTGCTGTCCTTACCGCCACTCATCGAAACCGCTACTTCTTCAAATTCCTTGAAAATATATCGGATTCTGTTTAAACTCTCTTCAAAAACGTTAGTTTGTTTATAAAATAACATAGTGTAGTGTATAGTTGTGTATAGTTATGAACCCTTTTCTATAACTCTATATAAAGAAATAAATATATAAGAGTTAGTTAAAACGGGGGTATAACCTACACTACTCTACATACCTCGCTTTCTTGATTCTTTCGATTAATCCATCTGCATCGCTGTTTACTGCACTTCCGAACGCTTTTAAAAGGTCGGTAGGGTTAATCTTGGTTTGGTTAGCAAGGTCAAAAATAGCAAAAACCACTGCTTCGATTAGTTCCTTTAGAACTTCATCGGTCTGTCCGTCAAACTCAACATCAACAATTTCTCCGTTATTTACAATGTTAATCATATCGCTCCTTTACAATCTTATTATAACAGAACTACAAAACAAATACAACTACTTCTTTGGAACCTTTAAATACCAATTAAATAACTCATTCTTTTTGTAAAACTTAACTTCGATGTCAGTCATGTTTGAGTAGTTTAATTTAATAAACATGATTGCTTGATAAAAACTGTCGCAGGAAGCAACAGGTTTCTTATTGTTATTGATATAAATTGAAATCCACATTATTTTAGTGTTTTAGTGTTAGCGTAAAAGTGATGGGCATCCTTATAACCATGAACGCCAAAATCTTCGACTTTTTCTTTAGTCATAATATCTCTCGTAAAGAGAACACATTTATTTTCGCCAACCCAACCACAGATTAAGCATAGTTCTAACTTGTCTGAGATTTGTTTAGCGTAAGATATTCTATTTGCCATTACCAACTTCGCCTTTTTCATCTTTGATATACATTTCGCCTTCCGCATACCACTTGGTATTGAAAGCCCAAACCACAAAGACATTTTTGTCGTAAAACACATTCCAACCGCCTGCCATACTAACTTGCGTTGCCTGAGTCAACTCTCCTTTCTTCCAAGTATTCAACTTATTTTCTACTAATTGCACATCTAAGAGTGCAATCGTTTCTTTCACTGACTTCGACATATTTGGCATTGTTTCAAACATTGTTAGTTCCCCCTGATTGCCTTGATGGCAGTCGCGATTCCGAGTGCAACTCCCTGAGAGTAAGATTGCATTTCTCGGTTGCCTTGCTCTGCAAACTCTTCAACTTTTTGTTTTGCCTTTTCCCATTCCGTCCATAAGATTTGTAGAATGTCGATTTCTCTTTCTGTCATTGCTCTGTCCTTCTTTCTATCTATATTTTATATTATATAGTTTTATCTGTCAATACTTATTTGTAAATCTTTACACAATCTTTACAAATCTTTTTATTGTATCGCTTTGCGGTTGGCTTCAATTTGTTCCGCCGTAAACACATCTTCTTTTTTGATGGTTAGGACAAACTTGAAATCTTCGGCGTATGTTCCTTGCACTGCTAAGTTTGGGCTTTCGAAATATTTTCCGCCTTCGTAGGTGATATGCGTTTGGTCGTAGAACATTAGTGTTGGGATTGCTTCTCTCATTATTTTAAACGCTTCGGTTAGTTTTACTCCCTTGTCTAACATCTTTCGGATTACTTCGTTTTGTTTCATTTTCTCTGTCCTTCTTTCTATATAAATATTATCATAGAAAAAAACACATTGCAATACATTTTATACAAACTTAACAAATACTTCA